AGTTATTCCTGATATCTACTGCAGGGGACTCAACCAGTGACCTGATGCAAGCGTACCGGCAGCGGGCCCTCGACCGTTTGGAAGATCCCGAACCGGGCAGCGTCCTCCTATTGGAATGGAGTGCACCGGCAGAAGCCGACCCCGACCAGGTCGATACGTGGCGATGGGGCTCCCCGGCGTGGGACGATAAACGGGAAGCCTTCGTCCGGCAGCAATGGCACCGCATCGAAGAATCAGCGTTTCGGCGTGAGTACTTAAACATGTGGGTGATCCGGTCGAACCATTGGCTCAAGGAATCCTATTGGAACGCGTGCCTGGATCCCCTGGTCGAGCTCCCCACGGACGGTGTTTGGTCGGTTGCGGTCGAGTGTGACTTCGATGGGATGGGTCACGCCGTCGCAATAGCAGCTCCTAACGTGAACGGGCACATTGTTGTCAGGGTGACTACGCACCGGACGATTGTGGAAGTGGACGAACAACTACGCAAAATTAGGGCCCTACATCCGAGCCTCTATATTCAAGTGACGCCGGGTTATGTGGACCGCATACGGGAAAAGTTTGATGACCTGGTCGGGCAACGTGAGGCAGTGGTAGCAACCCAAATCCTCGTAGACCTCTTTAGTCGCCTACAAATACGGCACGATGGAAGCCAAATCTTGCAGGAACATTTCGGTAATTCAACGATATCGCAGCGGCAAGGCGGCTGGGTTATCACCGCCCCAATGGGTAGAAGCGGAATCTATGCCGGTCGCGCCGTTATGTTCGCCGTGTCTCAAGCCTCAAAGACGCCGCGTAGTGTGGCGATGATTCGCTCACGCCGACCGCGACGCGCATGAGTCTGTATATTATTACCGGCCCCCCGTGTGTCGGTAAATCAACCTACGCCAAACGGTACGCCGTCGAGGGTGACATCGTCGTCGACCTTGACCGTATCGCCCTCTCAATTGCCTATGAGGACTGTGAGCATCACACGTACCCGAAACACATCCGGGACACGGCCCGGCTTATGCGGAAAAGCGCCGTGGCCGCCGCGATAATAATTAGCCGCAAGAATGACGCCTACGTGATCGACTCGAAACCCGGCTCGAACGCTCGACAATTATATAAACGCAACGCCGCCGTATTCATTGATCTCACCGCCCCGCTCGCCGTCCTGACTGCCAGGTGTGCAGCGGAGCGACCGGCGTGGGTTATGAAAACACTTGTAACGTGGTGGGATGTAACCGACGATGAAGCGACACGCCGACACGCATAAACCACGCAAACACACGTAAACGCGATCAAACCGTGGTAAGGGGCTACACTTCCCCTATGGTGTTCCCCCGAGCCCTTTCACTCGTGCGCGGTCAAGCGTCCCTTTCCCGGACAATGGCGACAGCACAGGAACCTGCAGCCGCGCACGTACGTGAATCCTCGGGCCTTTACTCCTTACTCACTAACCAGTTGGCCGGTCGATCAACTCGACCCACCGCCATGCAGGTCCCTGCGTTCGTTGACGCCCTCAAGACGTACACGCACACGATTAGCGCCTTTCCGTTGCGGGAATACTTTGATGGTCAACCCGTACCGGCCCGGCAGCTCCTTAGCCAACCGTCACCGATCTACCCGTACGCCAACGTCATCCAGCGCACACTCTCGGACCTTCTCATGTTTGACCGGGCTTACTGGCTTGTGCTTGATCGGGACTTTGCCGGATACCCCGTATCGGTTGAGGTTATGCGGGTCGAGGACGTTATCGACACACCGGCCGTCTTCGCGGGGATTGAAGAGACTCAGCAACCACCGGCTGACCCTTTTTATTATCTCGCCCGACGAGTACCGACCCGGGATGTCATCAAATTTTACGGGTCAGGTGAAGGCGGCTGGCTAGCCAACGGTGCCACGGCGATTACTACGGCGGCAGCCCTGGAAGCCGCAACCCTCATGTATTCCGAAACACCGATCCCTACAGTCGCCCTAAAGAATAGCGGCCCGGATCTCCCCGCCGACCAGGTCGACGCCCTACTTGATGCTTGGGAGGAAGCCCGCGCCAACCGTGGCACCGCGTATCTGAACAACACGATCGACGCGCAAGTAATGGGCTTCAGTGCCCGCGATGTGCAACTGGTCGAGGCTAAAAATATGGCTGCCGTGGCGGTCGCTCGCCTGGCGAACCTTGACCCGATATGGGTCGGGGCCGGTGTCCCCGGATCCTCACTCACCTACTCGAACCGGGTCGACCTTTACCGCAACCTTCTCGACACGGCGCTACGCCCCGTCATGAACCTAGTCACCCAAAGATTATCGATGCCCGATGTCACTCCGACCGGGTACGTAATCGACTTTGATACGACCGCGTTCCTACGTGACAACATTGCGGCCCTCGCCGAAGTAATAACCAAGCTCCTACCGCTGGACGTTATTAGTGTGGATGAAGCCCAAAACCTTTTAGACCTACCAACACTCGGCGTGTTTAACATGAATGGAGCCCTACGGTGAAACAACTCAACACGGAATCAGTCGTCATCTTTGAGGAACGTGAGGACAAAAGCGGCGACATCGTCGGGTCAGGTCACGGCATGGCAGTCCCATACAACTCCGAGACCATGATCGGTGGCGTTCGGGAATCCTTTGCCCCTGGTTCATTCGACCTAACTAATGTGATCGGTAAGCCCTTGGCATATCGTCATGGTGAACCTGTCGGGAAAATAACCGGGGCCGAGAACCGCGAGGACGGCCTTTACATTGACTTTGAAATAGTGGACACGGCCCTAGGTCGCGATGCCGCCGTACTCGCCCGGACATCCACTATCAAGGGCCTATCGGTCGGGTTTAACCCGGTGAAGTCCATCATGTCTAAGGCCCGGGACGCGATCCAACACACAGCCGCGAACCTACTCGAAGTTTCATTGACCCCCTACCCTGCCTATTCCAACGCTGGAGTAAGCGCAATCAGAGAAGAAGAAGGAGCAACAATGTTAGAAACAACCGAGTCGACCGAGGTTAACTCGGTGGACATTGAAGCACGCGAATCACTGAAGGCACTACGCGAAGAAGTACAAACCATTGCCTCCAAGGCATACACCTCCGAGGTGCAACACCCAATGAGTGTCTACCGGTCGTTCGGTGAATACTCCAAAGCAGTGCTCGCAGGTGAAGTAGAGTCCCGCGCACTCGCAGACCAGATCACCACAAACAACCCCGGCCTCCTTCCACCTAACTGGATGATGGACGTTAAAAACATCGTCAATCTTGGCAGACCAGGTATCACTGCTTTTGGTGTGGAATCAGCCGGCACCAGTGGTATGGAGTTCGCGTGGCCTTTTTTTGACGGCGACCTAGCACTCATTGTTGAGGAACAGACCACAGAAAAGACCGAAGTTAATTCCGTTCGGATCGACATCAAAAAGGGAACGGCAAGCCTCAAGACGTTCGCAGCCGGTTCAGATATCTCCTACCAGTTGCTCCAGCGCTCAAGCCCTTCCTACCTTGACGCACACAATCGGATCATGGTCGCGTCGTACGCCCTCATCACAGATAACGCATTCGTTGACGCGATGCTCGCAGCCAGCACCCCACAGAACTACAACTTTGCGGGCGACACGACAGGCGCGGAATTCCGCGCAGGAGTATTCCAGGCATCGGTCACCGTGGAAACGGCAACCGGTCGCGGGGCAGAGTTCGTTCTCGTAGCCTCTAACGTGTTTGCAGAAATCGGCGGTTGGTCGACGTTTTTCCCATCGGCCTACCCCGTCTCGAACGTGTCAGGCGTGGCAACCGCTGGCACTCTCGGAGTAAACGTCTCCGGCCTGCCCGTGATTCACGACCGCAACCTCGCAGCCGGTGCGATCCTCGTCTCGAACACAGCGACCGCCTCATGGATCGAAGACGGTCCAGCCCTCGCCACAGCGGAGAACGTAGCCAACCTCGGCCGCGACATCGCAATCTACGGTTACGGGGTCAGCGCCGCCTACACGGCCGCCGGAATCGTTTCCCTTGAAGTTGTCTCGTAAAAAACTGACAACCCACGGAAGGTAGTGAAGGTCATATGGCACTGGTAACCGGTCAGGAACTGGCCGACAATCTGGATATTGAGTACGAGACACCCGACAGTCTCATACTCGACTTGCACGCCAACTCGGCGTGCGTCTTGATCGGTTACCTAGTCACGCTTGTTTCGTTCGAAGCCGAACCAGCACCCCTTAAAATAGCGGCCATGACCATAGCGGTCGAGACATACCAAGCCGCGTACGCCGCTGGGGGCGAATCTATTAGCGTTGACTTCACCCCTAGCCCACGGATTAACTCGGCGCTCATGGCCCGGGTCACTGTCCTACTGGCACCCTATAAACAGATGACGACATTGGTCGGCTAATGGCACTTACCACGGAAGCACGGGAGTTAATTGTTACGAGCTTGACCGGGCTCGGGTACAAAATCTACGACACGGTTCCGACGGTGCCGGTCACCCCGTCGGTCGTCATCGTCCCCGACTCGCCGTGGGTGCAACCGACCCGGATCGGATCAACCCTGAACTATGCGGTGCGGTGGCGTCTACTACTCAACGTGAACGTGAGGGTAAACGCGGTGGCAATCTCAACAACTGAGGACGCCTTGGACGTTCTACTGGCCGCGCTACCCGCATCCGTGAACGTAGCAAGTGTAAACGCGCCGCAACTAATGAGCCTCGGATCACAAGGGACCGTCATGACAACCGAAATCGAAGTACAAATACAAATGAAAGAAGGATAACTAATGCCCGCAATCGGAGTAACTGGAGCCGTGTTCACCGTAGCAATCGGTGGGACACAATACGAGGATCAAATCACGTCGGGAACGATTAACACGACCCCGACCGTCGTTCGAACTAAAACCCTTTCGGGGGTCGCGTTCGATCAAACCGACCTAAACTCGACAATGAGTCTCGACTTTCTATTCGATGAAGTCACAGGCATGTACGGCGCACTACAAACCGCTATCGCCGCCGCCGCATCCGTCGCAGTCGTGGTCGAATCCGCGTCGGGAACGTGGACAGGTGCCGCGATGTTCATCGAATCCGCCGACCTCACCTACCCGGCCGACGGTGTCGTAACCGTATCGACATCATTCACCGGGTCGGTTACATTCGCCGCAACGGCATAAGGCAAAAGGGGAACCCATTATGTATCCACGACTAAAAATCGAGTCCGATAATCACGAAACAAAAGAAGTTGAAACATTGCCCGTGGACTTCATGATGTATGAAGAACTAAACGGGAACCGTCCCACAAGCGAGCAAGCAATGCGACTTACAATCGCCTACTACTATCTCGAGGACAAAGAACCAGGGGACCTTAAAACCGTGAAATCGTGGGCCCGGAAAAACCGAATCAAGGTTGATATTCTCAAAGATGAGGCGGAACCTTTTTAGAGGGTAGTCACGGCAGACTACTGATACGCCTAGCGGTTCGGACGGGCTGGACGATGGAAGACGTTAAGAAACTTAGCGGCCGAGAGGTCGTCACGATTATGGAGGAGTTAGCGTAATGGCTAAGCAATTCGATGCCTACATCGAAGGACTGAACCCGTTACTGCGCGACCTCCGCAAACTAGGAAAAGAAGCCGCGAAAGAGCTACGGCAAGCCTCGCGGACAATAGCCGATAGGCACATGGTGCCAGCGTTCCAAAACGCGGCCCTAAACGTCGGTGGGGAATGGGGCGACATTCTGGCATCCGATATTCGATCCGGGCTCGACCGGCTCCCTAAAGTCTCCATCGGTAAACAAAAGAAAGTAACGTCGGGTGGCGCATCCTCCAACATGTTGCGATACCCAACCGACACGGGCAACGCCCGCAACTCGAACGCACCATTCGAGAAAACAAACTGGATAGCGAAAGCACGTAGTTACCAAAAACCAGCCTTACAAGAGTGGGGCGAAGCCGTAGACCGTGTCGTCCGTAAATGGCCGGTAATGTAATGGCAGTCGGAAAAACCTTAACGGTTTATTTAGCGGCGGATCTAAAAAAATTCAACGCCGGAATGACTCAGGCCCAAGGCGGCCTAAAAGGTTTAGCGGGATCCCTGAAAAACATGCTCGGCCCGGCCCTTATCGGTGCCGGTCTCGCCGCCGGTGCGCTCGCCGTGAAACTAGCATCCGACGGAGTCAAAGCAGCCCTCGAAGATGAAGAAGCCGTCCGTAGACTTTCCACCACCCTGGACAACCTTGGCCTAGCGCACGACCAACCAGAAATAGAAAAATTTATTTACGGTCTAGAACGATCCCTCGGTGTGGCAGATACCGAACTACGACCCGCCTACGACCGCCTGGTGCGGGCACTCGGTGACACTGGTAAAGCACAAAAGGCCTTAAGCCTCGCCCTAGACGTGTCTGCCGGATCCGGTAAAAGCCTCGAAGCCGTAACCGACGCGATGGGTAAAGCCTACGAGGGCAATATTGCGGGCCTGTCCCGGCTCGGTGCCGGTATCGACGCCGCAACAATTAAAACCGGCGACATGCAAGTCATTACTCAAGTATTGTCGGACACGTTTAGCGGGCAGGCCACGGCATCCGCCGACACGCTACAGGGCCGCATGAGAGTCCTTAAAACGGCGACGGACAACCTAGCGGAAGCGTTCGGTAAAGGCTTACTCACCGGGCTGACTGACGCGACTGAGGGCACTAGCGACATGGTTAAATCCATGGAGAAGCTAGAACCAGCACTCGAAGACTTAGGTGAAACCGTGGCCGATGTCGTCGCCTCGCTCGCGATGCTTTACGACGGCTTCATATTCCTTAGGGACATTGAAAAGAAAGTCAAGACGGAGACCGGGTTACTCGGTGACGTGTTCAGTTTCGTTAGTGACACGATTAACCCGTTTAGTCGGGTAATGAACGCGCTCGGTCAAGCGACAGAGGGAACGGGTGACGCCGCCTATGAAGCCTCCCCGGCTATGGAAACATTCGGGAACACGGTTGCCAACACGGTGAACCCATTAAACGACATGACAGACGCCGCTAACGGCGCTACAGACGCCGTGTCACTATTACAGGCACAGACGAAAATGGCCCGAGATGTCGCTCAGGCACAGAACAAAGACTACAAAGACCTTGCCGAACGTCAAAGGGACCTAACAGCAACCACCACCACGACAACGAAGGCGACCACGAACTACGCGGGATCCGCATCGAGTGCGACAGTCGAAGTCGAGAAACTAACGAAATTCCAAAAGTACCTAGAAAAAAGCACCGACGACCTAGGCAAGTCCATCGCCTCAACTGAGAACCTTTTATCCATCCAAGTGCAATCATTTAACGACGCTAAAGACGCCGTCGCGGGTTACGCCCTGGCTATGCAAGGTAATCTACTTGCCGGGGTAGACCTCGGTAAGGCGTACACGGATGGGAAAGAAACCGGCACATCCGTGTTGGCGGGATTCGATGCGATGGTCGCGGAGGCCGAATGGTTCGGCAATGTACTTGAGGCGCTACAAAGCTCGCAGGTGGACCAAACTTTAATCGACTATATGGCCGGATTAGGCCCTGAAGTTGGCGGGGCACTCGGGCAAGACATGCTCAACGATAAAGGGTTACTCGGGTCAATCAACGAGAAATGGGTTAATGTTCAAGACCGCACCCGGGAACTGGCCCTCGGTTTAGTGCCCGAGTTTATGACCGCCGGGGTCGAATCTGCCGCCGCGATGGTCGTTAGCCTGGCTAAGCAACTCGACTACGAACGCGAAACCCTTAAAAAATTGGGTAAGAATATGGCTAAACCAGTCGGTGCAGCGTTCAAAACGCAGTTAGCGAGTGACGTGGCCGCAGCGGTTCGCAACGTCGAAGCGGCAGCGACAGCGGCCCGGGCTGAAAAAGTAGCGGACGCTACAGCCGCCCAGCAACTGATTACCGATCAACAAGTGGCCCGCGCTATCGCCAACGTGATACGTAACTCTGATGCCCGTAGTGGTGCGGTTGTCACCCCGGTGCTCACATGACACTCGAAATCACTCTCGCCGGGTCGGTGATCGACCTGGACATATTCGAGTTTAACGTCACGGTAGCCCACGGTCGCTCAGATGTGACCTCGAGCCCGACCGCCTCGAATACCCAAATAGTGCTACGTGGCGACACTGGCCCACTACTGGAACTCGCCGACACGGTCGCAATATCCTTCGACGGTGTCGATAGGTTCACCGGGGCGATTAGTGACCTTAACGTGTCATTTATTAGCACAACCACCCCTACGGCGATCACGACGATTACGGCGATGGGGAACCTAGCCAAACTCGGCTACACCGATGTCGGGGCCTCGGGCTACATTGAGCAAAGCGCACGGCAACGGGTAACCGGAATACTTGACGCCACTGGCCTCGAATACCTTAACGCGGGAGATCCGGCGATCACGCTGTACGCGATCCTCGAAGCCGACGCGCAACCCTCCACCGCACTTGATGCCCTCGGTCGTATCGCTCAAGGAACCGGGGCAACGTACTACGACGACCCGACAGGCCGAATCATATTCGAGGACTACGGTAACCGGGGATCGACAACATTTGCCGGGATATGGGCTAATCAGGTCGGCACCTGGTCAGAGGCCGAGGGAACATGGGCCGACTACCCGCTATTTCCACTCAGTTTTAACCTCGAAGCTCCCGGGGTTATCTTTGCCCCTACGTGGGCTAAGACTTTGACGCCTTTGATTAACGACGTGACGGTGACCTACGGCCCTGACCTAGCAGTGAGCCAAACGGATAGCGCCTCGATCACGCAATACGGTCGGCGTGAGTACCGGCTCGACACGGACATTAAAACCCTCAGCGACGCGACCACTCGGGCCGCGGGGATTATGACCGCGCAAGCGAACGGGCTGTGGAACCTTGGCCAAATATCGGTGCTCGTAGATCAACTCGACGCAACCGACACGACCGCACTACTCGAACTTGTATCCGGTGACCTAGTAACCGTGAGAGGTTTACCTGCCTCGGGCCCTTACCCTGACTTTAACGGGATCGTCGAAGGCTGGACGGACTCCTACAACAACGGGCAACAAATCATGACACTGTCAATCAGTGACCCTAGATTCTCTTTGCAGGTCCTACAATGGGGTCAGGTCGCCCCGGGCTTCACGTGGTCAGAAGTTGGCCCGGGCGCCCAATGGTTTGAAATAGTTACTAACTCCGATCTAGTGAGGTTATAAAATGGCAGTCACCCCGGTAGGCAATCCTTATGTCGAATCCTCCGACCTAGTCGCAAACTACCCTGGCGCGTCTGAGGCGCTAGCGGAGCGTATCGACATTGTCGGTGTTAACCCGTTCGCGAACGCGGCAGCGCGTGACGCCGCAATACCAAGCCCGGTACAGGGCCAAATGTGTAGCCTTAACGACGATAACAAAGGTTACCGGTACGACGGTAGTGCATGGGTGCTTTTTAGCGGGGCCGGTCCTGCGAACTTCACGAACACAGCGACCGGCACATACACAGACGGCGGCATAGATTACAAGTACATTACGTTCACTGGTAGCGGTTCCCTCGTTGTGGATCGCGCTGGTAGAGCAGATGTTTTACTCATCTCCGCTGGAGGCGCTGGTGCCACAAACGCAGCGGGTGCCGGTGGCCGTATGATTGTTGGTGAAGTATCTCTACCCGTGGGAACTTTAACCGTAACGGTCGGGGCAATAAACTCGATTGACTCTTTTGGTGGTTTCTCCGAATTAGGAACGCTTGCTACTGGTGTTAGCCCACTTTGGTTTGGCGGCAATAATCCAAAACCGACAACAGACGACAACAACGCAACTACCGGGCTTCAGCGTGGACGAACTTCTAGTATTACGGGTGCAGCACTCGAATATGGTAGGGACGGCAGAAGTGGAGCGCCCACGGCAAACAGGGGTGACGGTGGTGTCACAGGTCCAGGCAACAACGGCAGCGCCGGTGTCGTTATCGTTAGGGTGGTTGTGTAATGACCTACGACCTAACACTTGATGAGTTCGTTAGCCCACAAACAACGGAGGCACCTAGTGAGTGAGATAGATCAAGAATTGCATGTGGACACGGTCGAAGTCGAGCCGGTTAAGAAGAAGCCAACTTCACCTAAGCACCCGAAAGTGGCTACCGAAACCGAACGCGCCCGGGCTATTGTCCGAGCCAAACTCAAAGGGTAGAACCGTGGACTTTGGCGACGTCGTCGGGCTCATAGCCACATCATTAGCGGCCCTCGCAATCATGGGAACTGGTCTTGTGTGGCTGATTCGTAACGTCGTACGGGATGAGATCAAAAAAGCGACCCTCACAATACAGCCCGGGTTCCGTAATGGTGGGGAATCATTGGCCGATGTTGCCGCGAAAGTCGACCGGATCTCCGAGAAGTTAGGGCTCTAATGAAGCATTGGCTCGCCTCAACGTGGGAAGGCTCCATCGTCAAAATAGCGGGCGGCGCTGCACTAGGCGCCCTCTTGTCGTGGCTCGCAACAGCGGACGTTCACCCGCTTATCGTTGCCATATCGGCGGCAGTAATACCCGTGATTATTAACGCTTTGAACGGTGACGACTCAAGATATGGGAGGCTAGATCATGGCGAGACTCTGTAAAGGTGGCGTTACTTTGCGCGACCAGGTGAACCGCCGTTGGCCTAAGCGTGATAAAGCCTCCGACGGTTGGATTGGGGACCGGGCCCACTCTGAAAGAATATCGGACCATAACCCGAACAAGGCCGGTGTGGTGCATGCGATAGACATTGATGAGGGGCTAGGGACCTACGCGAATGGGCGCACCGCCCGGCTCCTGGCTAACCAGATCCTTGATTATGCGGCCAGCGGGCTCCCCGGCGCGTCACGCCTTAAATATGTGGTTTACGAGAACCGGATCGCGTCAGGTACATACCGGAAAACGTGGTGGAAGTGGCGCCACGGTAATTGGGGACATGAAGCCCATATCCACGTGTCGTTTACGTCGGCCGCTGACCGTGACGGCACCGTATTCCCTCTTCCAATCCTTGCCCGGTCCCCCATTGTTAAAGCTCGGTGGACACGCGACCTGAGAAAAGCACGTAAACGCAACAAATAGCGGTTATGCTCGACGTCTATCGAAGGGGAACAAATGTCAGATTACATTCGACCAGGGGAAGCCGCCGAGATGCTAGGCGTATCACGGGATGCGATTAGGCGCTATTCGGATGCGGGACGTATTGACGCCATTGTCACACCTGGCGGGCACCGTCGGATTGATCGGGAAAGTGTTGACGCCTACATCGTTCGGCGTACCCGAATATCAAGTACGGTGACGATCATTGAGCACAAATGATTACCGAGGTGCTGATATGCGCGGCCTTACTCACGGCGCCGGCGTGTGCAGCGAGCTCGATGGACGCGAAAGACTGGAAAGGCCACGAACCAAGCCTGTACACGGGGCAGCATTATCACAGTAAATGGGCAGGGGTTCGTAAGTGCATTATGCACAGGGAATCCCGATCTAACTATAGGGCTCGAGGCACCATATCGACCGCCAGTGGCGCGTACCAATTTCTCGATTCTCAATGGAGAATTAGCCTCACGTACATGATGATTCGCGAGAGTCGATCGACCGCCGACGGCCTAATCAGTGAAATTAAGGCACTACGGCAGCACCCGATCCAGGAGTGGAACCGCTACTGGCAAGATCGGGCCTTTTACACGGCATGGGATAACGGGCGGGGGGCTGACCATTGGAACCAGACCAGACACGGGTGCTAAACGCTAGTTATCACCTATTCGACCTAGATCACTTAGGTCTCGATGGGCAGGCTTTTATCGTGATTCGTGACGGTAAGCCAACACTTGCCTACCGCCGATTCTCACGTGACCGCTGGTCGCCCGAGATTATGCCCAACACGCCGGAATCCTAAAAGACCTTGACACGGCACTTACGCCTGACAAAGATAGGCACACAGACATACCAGGGCAGGGGAAGGCCCGCACCCGTCACAAATGAGATGACGGGATGTCTACGGCGGGGCCTGTTTCTAGTGGCAGGCTCCGCCAACACACTAGCCACTAGAACGAAAAGGGGAACAATGACATACTCACTATTCGACTCGATTGGTGATATTCAACTCGACCGCCCGGGCCACAATTGCACCGGCCAACTCTGCACATACTGCGAACGCTTCGACCGTGAAGAGGTCCAGGTGCTCGCAGAAATAGATAAATCTTGGCGAATCCAAGCCACCATCTTTCGTAAATCCTTAGCAATCGGTGGTCTATTCAGCGCCGACCTACTCATCGAAGCGATCGGCCTACCCGACGGTCACCCGAACCAAATCGGGGCCTTGTTTCGCTCATGGGCAAGCATGGGCGTCATTACCTCCATGGGGAACTACGTGGTCAGCACAAGAGAGTCCAATAATGGGCGCTCGATTCGCATGTGGAAGCGCACAGCATGAGCCCCGCATTGCTTGGCCTCGCATGCTTACTCGCCGGCCTAGTGATTGGTTTAGCGTGGAGTTATGTAGGTGGTCGTGGTGAGTGACTACATTGACGCATACCTTGATGCCTTGCATGTCGTACTGACAGAAATAGCGGTAGAGAAGCCCGACAGTGTGAACGCCGTCTGTCATCTCATCTGGCACATGATCGACGATTGCGTGAGCGAATGACCTACAACCTTGATGGTTATGTGGACGTACCGACCCGAATCAAACTATTTATGGCCCGGCATCCTGAGGGATCGCTGCAAATGGACCCGCCTCAATTCGTCGAGGTTGAGGGGAAGCAATGGGTTATTGGCAGGGCATACGCCTACCGCACACCCGACGACCAGAGACCTGGTATTGGTACAGCGTGGGAAATCGTGCCCGGGACAACGAACTTCACTCGAGGGTCAGAATTGCAAAATCTTGAGACGAGCGTTTGGGGCCGGGCG